AGACCAACTACGCTTATCGCCCCGCCAGCTTTGCTGGACTTTCGATAAGCGGTTACGCTCAATTTGCGATTAAATATCTTTGGAATCTCAGGTATGGCTTTTGGCCATCCTTTGATAACAGGGTATAATTCTCCTAGTGTAATCCATCTTGCTTTTGGCTATTTCGTGCATTCAACTCATTGTTGACCGTGCGATATCTGTACTGGGTTGGAACCAGCATCTACCTCCTTAGGGCCGCTTTGGCAGCCCCTTAGGTGATAGAGCAATATTCGGCAGGACGTTAGTCCCCGGGTAGCTTGTCTTTCGACACTAGCCCAGCCGGATACCACCTAGTACTAAATAAGTTAAAAGATCAAGCTGGTAATGATTGGTCACACTCTATCCCCTTCCATTAGAACATCAGTTCAAATAGGAGGGTTAGGGAGTGACTCAACCAATCACCTATAGGGAATCATATGAGGAGCTCATACCAAATCTGGATTCAGATTTAGTACAGGCTCTCTCGTACGTCAGAGGAATGACGTAATATTATGATAAGCATCATAATAGTACGGATACGACTCTCACGTCCGGACTGAAGAAACTTCAAGTCCAGGCGTAATCGCGTCCAAGATTGGACGAGCGTGACTAACTGGAATGAATTCATTTCAGAGACCGGGAGGATAATATATTTCATGTGATATACTATCCTTCGGTATATAAAACAAATCTTCCGGTAAGACACGAGTTGTACCAGGATCTCACTCTTTGAGATCCATCGTTCCCTGACTATTCAGGTAGCGAGCTAGAAGGAATCATGCCCCAAATAGGAGGAATGATCCCAATAGCCATCAACCCATGTTCCATCCTGGAAGCTCCTCAGCACCCGAAAATGTTTCATCTATATGCCGACCGAAGTCGATATATATCTGATCCATTTTTGAGCACAAAGGCTCATCCATTCAAGTAATGGTGATGCTATTTTCCGTTTCGCTACCAGAAGTTGGTAGTCCCAGAGAGGTTACTGTATTTGAATAAGTAACATCTGGAACCCCACCCGTAAGGTTGGCCAGCAAGAAGCCTAATGTAACTCCGAATACCACTGCAATAGAATTTCACATGGTTGCTTTCGCTTCCATAGATTTTCACTTGCAGTAGAGACTTAATCAACGATAACGACTAATCGTCGTAAACGTGATAAGCTCAAAATTCTTCTGAGTTACATCAATGCCACGAAGCTTCTCTCTTTCACTACGACGTGGGGAAGAATCTAAGAACTGATGAGGAGATACATCCTTCAGATGTATATCTCTCAGCGGTCCTAAGAATTCCCCCATCGTGGGAAGGTTCTTCTGTTTGATCCCCAGATCAGGGGTGCGTGCCGGGTCCTTGGCCGGAGTCCGCGAATCCTGTCCAACTCGGTCTACAGATGACGCAGACAAACGAGCCGCTGCTCTTTCTACGAAGACTAGAGGATTAACACTCTCTATTCTAAGCAGGAAGGCATCGACTTGTTCGTCCGTCCATCTCGTTAGACGGTTTGGATCAGGTTCAGGGATTTCGGAGTGGGTAACCGCTCTCAGAGTCGGCGCCTCTCCACACGGGTCTTTATCTGGCACCAGTATGAAATCTGTGGATTTAACCACGATCTCATATGGATTATAAGTACGATCCTTTTCCCACTGAGCTCATGGATCAATGACAATAGGGATCTCTGGAACTGCCCCGACTGTATTATTATACAGCGGAGTTGAGTCCAAAGCCAATGGTGTCTCTAGTTCCACTTTCGGAATTAAAGTACCTGTTGGATGATCCTTAAGTCATTTGATTCAATGATCTCAAGCAGGGGGATAATACTCATAATTATCAAACATTGAACTTTCATAAGTAAAGTTGAGAAGCATGAAAACTTCGACAACTCCATCTGTGAAGGAGTAGTTAGATACAAACGGCTCATATAGAGCGTCTGTATCTAACAACTTTCCTTCGTAGACGGGAGCTTCGTACTTAGGGACCGGATTATATGTCATAATCCGACGCACCTGCTCCCATTGTTTCAGGGCGAAGTTGACATCCACTCTGACAACGTCAGAGGTGATACCCGCTTCGTCCGGATTAACAATGGCAGTAGAAATAGGTGTAAGTTTCCTGATTCAGTACAATAGATCATATAATCTATTATACGGAACCGGGTCTTGACAACACGGCGGCAAGCGGTCATCCAGAACGAATTTTAAGAATTCGTTCCGAATTTCCACTAGCTGCTCTGCAGAAGAAAGGAATAGCTCTAGCGCAATCGGATAAAGGGGAAAGTTTTTAACTTTCGGACCTTTAAAGATTCGCCAGGCTTTAAGCCCTGGTGTGGTTGGATAGAATCGCTGAGTATCAGTAATTCATCCAGTCACCCAAGACTCAATCATGTCAAGCCCCTTATGGAGTTTGGCACGAGCGCGTTGTACTAACTTGACGGCTCTATTGAGCTCAAGATCTTGTATCAAGATCAAGAGATCATAGGACGACAACACCCATTCAACTTTAGGTTGAATGAGTGAGGTCATACCAAATCAGAGATCACTAGATCTCGGAGATGGTCCCCAAGGTGAGTAGTACGCAATTCCTATCTTCTTCACACGTTTACCAATTGAGTTTAGGTTCTTGCTAAGAATTCCTTTGGCCTTAAAACCAAAGAAACTCAGAGTAAGAACGCTTGCCAATGATAGACTATACTTTTTAGCATACTCCATCATAGCAGCAATTCGTGATTGGGCGGCCGATAGTTCTTTGAAAGGAACTGCAGAGCAGTCCTTCCCAGAAACTATAAACCGTTTCGCAAATTCCAATGATCCCTTTTTAGAGATCAAGGATTTGTGAGCCCCAATCTGAACATCTAACTCAGCCATAATGGTTCGATAAGATCGAGCCACTTGGCCATCGGTAATCGTGATGTCATCACCTAATAATGCGTAGTCAGTGGTATAGTATCCGTTAATTGATACATACCCTATACGTTTTGCCGCTAACTGAACAATGATGTGATGAGTCATCGCGAGCATAGCTCACGAAGACAAAGCACCCATTGGTTGGCCAACAGCATAATAAACGTATGAATCCACCATACCATAATAGTCTTTAAGACTTTTATGTTCTGGCGGATTCGGAAGTAAGTACTTTCTTGCGACGAGAACTTTGGCCCATGCCGGGCCTAATGGCGAGTCAGCACCTGTTAGGTACTGACTCACTATCGTGGCCTGTATGGAAAGAGGCAAACGATCAGTAGCTGCCGATAAATCGAAAGACCAGAAACGGGTTTTACCCATATCTAGCAATCTTTTTACCGGTGCTCATTGATCGAATGTCCCATCCATTGGTATGGTTCTCAGAACTCGGAAGAGAGCTTTATGCAATGGTCTTAGTAACCATTGAGTAAAGCAATCTACCATCGCAAAGACTCTTACTTTCCCAGCCGCTTCCTCTTTCAGACCCAATTTCCCTACATAAGGGACAAATGAGTCCATCTCAGTGGGATTAGGTGCGATAATAGCTAATGCCATTATCAGATCTAATAACCGCTGACCCCCATAGAAGTATTTCGCCAAGATGACGAAATCCTCCCAGAAGGGTTGATGAATGAGAGAAGCAGCTGCTCTGACAATTCCTAAGAATGAAGTGGAGCTCAAGCTTTTATTCTTGAGCCCTTTGGGAAGTTTTCATAAAGATGGAGATGAACGAGAGATGATTGCAGGAACAATCACATCCAGAGAATCGAGCGGACGTAGGTTAGTTCATCATTGAACTACACTACTCCACTCCTTCTCGAATGCGATTGTCAGTGGTCTAGAAGAAGGGTTCACGATAGTCGATAACTTCGGCTTACCGGGATAGCTTAATACTCTATAAATAGAGAATAAGCTAACTCAAATCTTTATGACTTGAGTATCCCCACTTTCTATACGCTTCCGATGCGTTACAGGTATACAACGAGGTAGCCCCTTTCGGGTTAAAGAGACTCGAGCTCCATGAGCTCCAGAATCTGCTACTCTAGTCATACCACCTGCATACTGCATCAGAAACACAGAGCACGATTTACAGTAGAGTACTGCAAATCGAACTCCACCACTTTTTCAAAGCTTATATAAAAGCCTTGAAAACACCACAGCAGCTCTCGCCCAACTAGGAGATAGTGACCCTAGGACTGTTCTCACCACTCAAACGAATGGTGAGACCAATCCCTTCCCCGCTTTTACGCGGAGACTGTCATTGATTCTAGTTTCAAGGTTGATTCTAGGAACTATATTTTCACGCTTCCTTGGGCGCAACAAATTAACCAAATAATTAATTGTTGACTCCATGGACACGTTTAATATAGTTTCTGAATCGTAATTTGCCAAAAGGGTATTCAGGTAATTAAACTATTATATAAAATAGGCTAATTACCCTAAGGGTACCGGCGCTCCCCCACCTCTCCGTCACCTATTTAATAATAGGATCTGGCTTAGGCTAACATAGCTGCTGTCCCCCAGTCTCTTCTACGAGATTTAGGGCCGGGCAGCTAAAGCTAAGTTAACAATCTAGGATTTACATCCTATCTTGCTGAAAATTTCCTTGAAGCTGGAAACAAACTTCGGTTTCCTCACATACGTGAGGGCCGCAGACACCCCTGTCAAGGGGAGGTTTCTAGCCTCTCAGGCTTCGGTTTCCTTATCCGTTAGGACCGGTCACCGGCCTGCCATAAGGACAGTTACGCTCAGGCTCATGTAGTTTACTACATGAGGGGAAGACGATTTTATTCCCGATCTACACTTGAAGAGTGTAGACC